GCACTAAAAAAGGAAGAGAGAGAAGAAAAAAAGAGACAAAAACAATTAGTTCAAGAACAAAAGCAATTAGTTCAAGAACAAAAACAATTAGTTCTAGAACAAAAACAATTAGTTCAAGAAGAGAAACTATTACAAAAAAGATTAATTAAAGAAGCAAAAGAAAGAGAGGAGAAAGAGATAGAAGAAAAAGAAAAGTTAACATTAGCGAAAACCATAAAAGAATTAATAACTAAACAATCTGTCAAAAATAATTATGAACCATTATTCGAAATAATTAATCAAGATTCAAATAAGATCATTAAAAAAATTATTCATATAGCAGATATCCATATAAGACTTTCAACTCGTCATGTTGAGTATAATGAAGTGTTTGAAGAATTCTATATTGAATTAGTAAAGATCAAATTGTCAGAACCAAATTGTTTAGTATGTTTGTGTGGAGATTTATTAGAATCAAAAGATGAATTAAAACCAGATACTATTTTCCATACATGGAATTTCCTAAAAAATATCTCATTAATTTTCCCTCTAATAATTATATCCGGTAATCATGATCGGATAGAACAAAATGATAATAAATATGACTCTATTCAAGCTATATTAGACGATAGACCAATATCTAATATATATTATTTACAAAATACAGGTGTCTATGTTTTCAATAATGTAATATTTGGTGTAAATTCAATTGTTGATAAAGTTGATCTCCATATAAATAAATTAAATCAGATCATCACTGATTCTTATCCTAATATCTATAATAAATATGATCTTTCTCAGATAAAGAAGATCTGTTTATATCATGGAGCAGTAGAGAATGCAAAGAATAACTTTAATTTTTTAATCCCAGGTTGTAAAAAATTAGAAGATTTTGGTTCTTATGATTATATAATGTTAGGGGATATTCATAAATATCAATATTTGAATCAGGAAAAGACTGTAGCATATTGTTCAAGTATGATATCTCAAAATATGTCAGAAACAGATAAATATCATGGTTTCTTAGAATGGGATATCTTAAATGGCAAATCATCATATCATATCTTATCTAATCCCTATGCCTTTCATAAGATAAAGATCAATTTATTAATAGATGAGAATTATAAATTAGATATGGCTTTGGTAGAAAAACATTTATCATATATAATAGGAGGTAGTTTAAAGATAGAAATAGAAGAATCATATGATGAACTAATTGATAGGAATAGTATAAAATATCAAATAGAAAGATATAAACCAAGACTAACATTATGGTTTGCCACAACATATGATAAAACAAAATCAATCAAATCGAATGATGCAATCAATGATACGTCAAATGATGTATCAACAGAATCAGCTTATTTAACCAAATCAACAGACTTAACCAACTCAATCAAACCAACCAACCCAACCAACCCAATCGAATCAGAACTAATTACCGATGAATTAATAATAAAGGATGATAAGATGGATAAATTAATAAGAAAATATTTATTAGATAAAGAAAATATAACAGATGATAATTTAATGAATATAATAATGGAATATTTCAAGAAGATAACTAATACAGAAACAGGTAATTTGAAACAGTCAAAATATTTTAATAAAGAATGGAGGATATTATGGTTGAGTTTTGATTATATGTTTGGATATGGTCCGAATAATGTGATAGATTTTACAGCTTATCCGGATAATGAGATAATAGGTATATTTGGTAATAATGCGATAGGTAAATCATCATTAATAGATATAATCACATTTTTATTATTTCATAAGACATGTAGAGAGGATACATTAAAGGATATCATAAATATAAATTCAAATAAATCGATAGGTGTGATAGTTTTTGAGGCAAATAAACAGAAATATATGATACAAAAGGAGTGTTTTAGAAATACACTAAAAAAATGTCAAAATCAATTGAAAACAAATATGACCATGTTTAAATTAATACAAACAGAAGATGTTAATATGTTCCCATTATATGGTTGTTATTATAAATTATATTCATTAACAGAAAAAGATCGTTATAAAACAACAGAAGTATTGGAATCATTAATTGGTGATTTACAAAATTTTATTCTAACATCAGTTCTCTTACAAGGGAATCATGGAACATTCAAATCAAAAGATAATAAACAAAAAAAGGAATTTTTATGTCGAGTCCTTAATATAGATCACTTCTCTAATTGTGAAAAAGATATTATTGATCATTATAAAAAGATTAAAAATCAAATCGCCGTATGCAAACGAACTCTAGAAAATATTACCAATATGAGTAATCAAGAGATTAATGACAAAATTAATGCTCTCCAATATCAAATTATCCCAGTTATTAATGAAGAAATTAATTCAAATAATTATCTAATTACAGATTTGGAAAAACAAATATATGAATCACAAACCGAATTGGTAAAATTAGATTCAAATATTATAATACAAAATATGTCTGATCTGGATAAGACAAACAATAATATAAAGAATCTAGAACTTGAATTAGATGATATTGCTCAAAAAAAAAATTTATATGAGAAAGAGCTAAATGAAATCAATTTATCGTTAGCTAAACTAAATCTGATCCAACACAAGGATGAACTAATAGAATCCTATTCTAAATTTATTTCAGAGACAGATAAACAGATAAATATATTAAGATCAAATATAGATACGAATATAAAATTAAAACAATCATTATGTTTGACAAAAATTAATTCAAATTTAACTATGGACCAGATAGTATCAAAGATATCAGAATTAAAGCATCAATTATCAGAGAATATCAAGAATAAATTGTCTTTAGAAAAATCATTAGAAACCTTAGATGAAAAAATAAATCAAACTGAAGTAATAATTTCTAAAAAAGATAAGATAATAGAATCAAATACAAAATATCAGAATGATATAAGAAAGTCTATTTCTGAAACTAATTCAAAATTATCAGTTTTAGGTACAGAAAAAATAAATTTAATATCAAAGAAAATTCAGATTCAGACAATTTTAACAATAGATGAACTTGAAAAATCAAAATTAGAACATCTAGCATTTATAAATAATCCAGATGTACCACAATTACTCAAATCAAAAAATAAAATAATATCAGATTTTAACAAATATAATCAATCACAAAAAGATTTAATATATGAAATATTAGAAGATATTAAAAATAATAATTATGAACAAGACAGACTAAATGAACAAATAGAAACCATAAAAAATATATTAGACTATTTATTAAATACAAAATCAGAATCAGTTAAAGATCCCAATAAAATTGTAAAACGTTATAATCTATTAATTAAATTTGAATCGGATTTTGATAATGCTAATTTGGAATTAAATAAGATAAATGAACAAATTACGATTTTAACACATAATAATCAAATTGATGCTCAAATTAAATTATTAGATAAAGAAATCGAGGGTTTAAATATGGTTCTAGAAACTGAGATGAATAAAAATCCAAATACTGATGAATATGAACATCTACAATCAATATTGGTAATATATTCAGAGGCAAGATCAAAAAAATCAGATATTTTATCAAAATTAAATTCAATTAATTCACAAACTGATAATTTTGAAAAACAAATAGAAGATCTAAATCTAGATATAGAAAATATTAATCAAAATAAGATTATTAGTGAAAAAATAGATGGAATTGATCATCTGATAGAAAACTTAAATCAATTAATCAAAAATGCAGATGTTATTAAGATGAGTAATAAAATTTATTATTCATATACAGAATTAAATAAACAACTTGAGATGAGTCTAAATTATAATCAACAAATTATATCATTAAAACAACATATAATAGATACCAATTCTGATGCTGATAAAATTCAAAAACAAATAGAGACATATTCTAATGATATTGAAATTTATAATAGGAATTTACAGAATATTGAAACAAATAATATAATAAATAAACAGATAGAGACATATAGATCAGAATTGGCCGAATATAATGCTAATTCAAAGGAATTAATAACCAAATTGAATGAAACTAATTTTAATATAAGAAATCTAGAAGAGAAACAAGCTCTGATTGAAACAAATAATTTAGAATTAGAGAATTTATCAAAAGAATTAGAGATCTACAAAGTATTAAGTAATATGGTATCTATAAATGGTTTACAACTATATTTGTTAGAGAAGTATTTGGATAAAATATCTCAGAGAATAAATAATATATTAGGACCATTTATACATAAGAATATTAAATTGGTCTTACATAAGGATCGTATAGATATGGTAATTCTACAAGAGACAGCAACTATTGAAATTTGTTCAAGACAAAAAATTGTGAAAAAATTAACAGAAACGGAAATTGGGATGAAACAAATATATACCCTATCCGGAATGGAGAATTTTATGTTAGATCTAACTCTAATAGTAATAATAAATCAGATATCGGAGATACCCCAATCGAATATATTATTTATAGATGAGTCAATAAGTGTATTAGACAAGAATAGATTAGAGAATATATCGGAATTATTTATATTTATGAAACAATATTTTAAACAGACGTATATGATAACACATATGAAACAAGTAAAATCACAAATTGACTATAATTTAGAAATAACTAAATTGAATGATTTTTCACTCATTTATAATGTTCCGAATATAATGGTGTTAAAATTAAATAAGATGAAAGATCATGACTCAAAAATAGATGATACTGATATAATAAATACTGAAGATGACATTTTGGTAGAAGAAGAATTCGAACCAATAGTAGCAAAGAAAAAAACAAATATAAAAAAACAAATAAACCAGGCTAAACAAAAATCAGTATAAATTTTTTTTAATTAATATCTTTAATTATTTCTAAACAATTTTGTTTGGTGAATTGAATAGCTGCAGAAATATTATAACCTTTTGTACAATTATACATTGTTATTAAACCAGTATTACTTCTTTTTGCTACTATTAAGTTGTTTTCCAATATGGCATTGTTGTAATAATCACCAGAAGTAATAATTATATTATCATTTACACTAATAGTTTTTAATGTGATCATCAATTGAGAATAATCAGTATTATATTTACCGAAAGAATTAGAGAAAAGGGAAGTAATATTGTTGCCGATAAAAACATTTGTCACGTTTTTTGTTTCTACAAATGCATATTGAGCGATATAGGTGATAGAATCAGGTAAATTAATATTAGTTAAAGCTTTACAATTATAAAATGCCCCTCTACCAATAGATAGAATTTTATTACCCATTGTTACATTTTTTAAATTTAAACATCCATTAAATGTGTTATCACTAATAGTTGTAAGATCATTTGGTAATTTTATACTTACCAAACCGGATTTAGAAAAAGCATATCGATCAATATAGTTGATAGAATTAGGTAAAATAATATTAGTTAAACCAACACAACTATCAAATGCAGAATAACCAATATATTTAACATTATTACCAATTATTACATTTTTTAAATAACGACAAAAATAAAATGTATCATCACTAATAGTTGTAAGATTATTTGGTAATTTTATACTTTTTAAACCTGTTCGAGCAAAAGCGTATTTACCAATAGAGTATATGGAATCAGACAATATGATATTAGTTAAAGAAGAACAATTATAAAATGCATGATCACCAATTGATTGAACATTATTGCCCATTGTTATACTTATTAATTTAGAACAATCTCTAAATGCATCAATACTAATATCGGTGACATTAGGATTAACTTCAAAATGTCCAGTATTTGGATCAACTAAATCACAACAGTTAGATATTTCACCCGAATCACATGCAGCATAAGTATAATTGAGAAGATTAAGAGAAATAAATAATAGATAAAAAAATGAAAGACTACAAATTTTAAACATAATTAGATAAAATATATAGAGAAAATAAAATGGAAGTATTAACGAATAAGGAATAATTCAATACGTTAAAAAGATAAATAATAAGATGTGATAATATCAAGAAAATATAAGAAAATATAAGAAAATAGAGAGTAATTAATATATTTTCCAAAATGAAGAATTAATATGTTTTGGTGGAGGATTAGGTAATTCTTTAATTTCTAAACAATTTTGTTTTGTGAATTGTATAGCTGCTGAAATATTATAGCCTTTTGTACAATTATACATAGTTGTTATACCACTGTCACTTCTTTTTTTTACTATTAAGTTATTTTCTAATATGGCATTATTGTAATAATCGCCAGGAGTAATAATTATATTATCTTTTACGCTAATAGTTTTTAATGTGATATCTAATTGAGAATAATCAGTATTAGATTGACCAAAAGTATTAGAGAAAAGATAAGTGATATTGTTACCGATAAAAACATTTGTTAAGTTTTTTGTTTCTATAAAAGCGTTTTGACCTATTGATATAATATTATTACCAATTATGACAGTTTCCAATTTTTTACAATAATAAAATGTATGATCTTGAATTTCCGTAACTTTTTCTGGTAATTTTATACTTATTAAACCAGTGTGAGCAAAAGCGTATTTACCGATAGAGGAAATAGAATCAGGTATAATGATATTAGTTAAAGAAAAACAACGATAAAATGCAGCGTTACCAATAGATCGAACATTATTAGCCATTGTTATACTTTTTAATTTATAACAACTTCTAAATCCATCAATACCGATAGAGGTGACATTAGGATTAACTTCAAAATGTCCAGTTGAATCTATATACTTATCCGTACAACAATTATCAGCTTCTTCAATGATACCAGATTCACATGCAGCATAGGTGTAAGTTAGAAGATTAAGAGAAATAAATAAGAGAGTTAAAAATTGATAGAGACTAAAAATTTTAAACATAATTAGATAAAAAATATAGAGAAAATAAAAAAGGAAGTATTAACGAATTAGTGATAGATAATTATATGGTTTGTTCATAGGAAGGTTAAAGCATAATGTGGTGATGCAAGTTTTACCTGCATCCTACATTTAATGGTAAACCATCTAATGGTTTAAAAAGACATTTTATTATTTATTTAAAAATTAATAAGATGTGATAAAATTATAGATTATTAAAACCAAAGAAGGTGGGAAAACAATTAACAAAATTATTTTTAAATATGAAAAGGATAAGGAAGATACAAATTAGGAATAGTAATGACGTAATAACGATTAATATGATTTCCAAAGTAGATAATTGATAATTATTTGGTTTTGTTGGTTGTGATGTCGGTTGTAAGGTTGGAGCTACCGTTGGCTGAAGTGTTGGTGGTTCTTCTATTTTTAAACAATTTTGTTCGGTATATTCTATAGCTGCAGAGATATTATAGCCTTTTGTACAATTATACGTCTTTGTTAAACCGGTTTCACTTCTTTTTTCTACTATTAAGTTATTTTCTAATATGGCATTATCGTAAAAACCATTAGAAATAAAACTAATAGTTATATTATCTATTACGCTAATAGTTTCTAATGTGATATCTAATCGATAATTATTAGTATTAAATTGACCGAAAGTATTAAAGAAGAGTGAAGTGATATTATTACCGATAAAAACATTAGTTAAGTTTTTTGTTTCTGCAAAAACGAATTGACCAATAGAGGTGATAGAATTAGGTAAAGTGATATTAGTTAAACCAGAATGAGCAAAAGCGGCTTTACCGATAGAGATTATTGATTTGGACAAAGTGATATAAGTTAAAGCAGAACAACCTTGAAATGCAAAATTACCAATAGATTGAACATTATTACCCATTATTACAGTTTCTAATTTGTCACAACCTACAAATGTATATTCTTTAATTTCAGTGAGATTATATGGTAATATTATACTTTTTAAACCAGTTCTAGTAAAAGCATATTGACCGATAGAGTAGATAGAATCGGCTAAATTAATATTATTTAAAGTATCACAACTTAGAAATGCGCGTTCGCCAATAGATTGAACATTACGACCCATTGTTACATTTTCTAATTTATCACAATAATAAAATGCAGAATTACCTATAGATTTAACATTATTGGTAATTGTTATACTTTTTAATTTATCACAACCTATATATGTAGTTGAATTAGAAAATGCGTAATCACCGATAGCGGTGACATTAGGATTAATATCAAAATGTCCAGTTGAATCTATATACTTATCCGTACAACAATCATCAGCTTCTTCAATTGTACCCGAATCACATGCAGCATAGGTGTAATTGAGAAGATTAAGAGAAATAAATAAGAGAGTGAAAAATGGAGAGAGACTAAAAATTTTAAACATAATTAGATAAAAAATATAGAGAAAATAAAAAAGGGAGTATTAACGAATTAGTGATAGATAATTATATGGTTTGTTAATAGGAAGATATAATGACAAGAAGGTATAATGAAGGTATAATGATAAGAAAGTATAGTAAAGATATAATGATATGAATGTTATGATTATTATTGATAGCTAGCATATTTTTGTATGGGATACCACTTAGTAGTGGTGATATTTGTATCCCATACAAAAATTTATACTATAATATAATATTATAAATGGGTAATTTTTTTAATACTAGTTATACAATTAAAACTAATTTCATTCCAAAAAAAGAGGAGAAACAAAAAAAGATGGATGAGCCGAAGAGGCCAAAAGAATATATATTCATTAAGACATATAATCCATCGAATTTTTATTATAATGGTTTATTTAACACATTTTTTAGCGAGGTAACAACAACGAAAATAAAACTGAAGGAACATTTTAGTTTTAAAGATAATTATTCACGCGAGATAAATGATGAATATTATTTAGATAGTGATGAAAATAAAAAAATTATATTAAAGAAATTGAATAATAATAATAATAATAATAATAATAATAATAATAATAATAAAATAACAACATCAGAATATTATATATCAGAATGTGCAACAACAGGGTTTCAATATAAAATAAGATTAACAAAATCATTAGAAGATTCATATAAATATTTAATAGATGTAGAAGAATTGGATAAAAGAGAATATGATAGAATTAAATAGAATAAATTAAAGAAGCATAACAAAAAGTATACGAGTATAAATAATATTTAATGGAGGATAGATGGATAAGAAGTTAGATGGATAATATGTTTGGCGTTATGACACTCTCCCGACTAAAGTCGGGAGTTTCTCTCTACTATTAGGTTAGTAACATTAAAATATATAATTTAATGTTTCTAAATCATAGAGATGTGTCTTCGTTATTATGCAACACTTTTGATATTTTAACTTTTGATGGTTTAACTTTTA